GACCTGAACCTGCTACCGTTGGAAGTCCTCCACGCATAGTTGGGTCGTTCAAGTATTTCCAATCTGTCTTGTAGAAGTCATATCCTCTACGGAATCCTGAGAATCCTAGATTCAATGCCATCTGCTCATCGTTGTCGAACAATCCATATGATGTACCATTCGAACCGTAAGAGTTCTGTGCTGCTAGCATATCATCAATGTCGAATCCGAAGTCTCTGTCAAGGAAGATTACATTCTCCTCGATAGCACCCTGCTTGTCAAGACGAGAGATAATTGTATCAAACTCCTGTAGAGTTGCAGGATTACCACCTGCCCATACATTACCTCTGTTTTCTACTGTGTAGAAGATACCTTCCGTACCTTTCAACCCAACTGCTGCTGCTGCTGCACCTGAATCAACTTCGGCAGGAACTGCCTCAATCATAGCTGTCTCTAAGTAATCCTCGAAACGAAGACGAGTCTCATGCTCAGACTTCAAGTACCATAAGTATCCTGTTGCCCCGTTCTCAGTTGTTACTTCTACCCAACCGATTTGAGCCATATCAGAACCGTTTACAGCATACTTGTCTTTCAAGATGATTGGAGAGTTCTCAAAGATGTCGTCATCAGCTTCAAGGCTTCCTTGCATACCTGCTGTTCCTTTCTTGAACTCAGAACCATAAACAAAGATTGTGAACACATTAGAAGCAGCACCATTCGTTAGACCATCGGCCTCATAGAACGCAACATCAATAGTTCCCTGTGAAGTAGGTCCTGTTGGTGTTGTATCAACTGCTGTAATAACTGCCTTATTAGAACCCGAACCATCATTACGAACAATCATAACTGTTTGACCTACTCTCAATGCGATACCGTTGTTAGCACTAAACGCAGGAACACCTACATCAGCGATTGCGAATGTAGCAGTGTCTGCATTAGTTGCAGTACCTGTTGTACAGTTAGTGTACTTAATATGAAGACGACCTTGCTCTGCCCACTTTACTAAGTCAGAGTTTGAAGGAATCTCTGCTCCTACCATACGAAGGAATGAAGAGATTGTACGATTACCATATCTCTCGAACTCCTTCTCGTAAGTATCGGGTAGATACTGATTTAAGAAATTGAAGTCGCTGATATAGTTCGTAGCTGTAGGCACTTGCTGTGCCGAAGGTTGCAACGCATATGTTGGCGTTGCTTGTAATGAACCTGCCATAACTTATTTTTTTACTTTCGTTTACTTTTAATTTTTAAACCTCTTCCCGAATTGTCGCTTACGGAACGATATTGCGTTCCACCCTTCTTAGTAACTTCAGGTGCTTTCCTTTCATCCATTTGAATGTTTTTAATCTTACGAGTAACATCTTCCGTTGCACTCGCTGCACCCTGCTCATAGAAGAATCTAGCAAACTTCTCAGGATTCATAGCTACAGCCAACGCCCTATGATAACCTGCTGCATCATTCATCATCCCGTTATCATCCAAATACTTTGATATAAAGTTTTGTGGAGATAGCTGAGACCTCTTGATTTCGTCAGCATTAGAAGGACTATAACTTAGCGTGGTATCTCCCAAGTTGAAATCAAAACCTTTGAAATCTGAGAATACCTCGTTGGTCTTTTTCTCGAACCACTCACGCTTACGCTTTACCTCCTCCTCATAAGTCTTAGACTGCTCTATATATTGTCGATAGGCTTCCATTTCTTTCTCCTCGCTTTCAGACCTTTGAACCGTACTTGACTCAAGGGGTTCTTTGTACATCTGTTTTTGCTCGTTGAAAAAACTTCTAGCCTGTTTAACAACTCTTTTCTTTGCCAACTTCTTTCTCTTGATATCCTTCTCATCATCCAAGTCTTCATCGTATGAAAACTCGGACATCAATAACCCTACATCTTCCATATCAAAGGCATCGCCATTTGCTATGTAGAACTCCCTAAGAAGTTGGTTCTCATCCATACTGTCAAAGTCTCTGTTGAGTTTGATGTAGTCATCCATTCCCCTCCCTGTCTTTTTCTTGTACTCATAGTACGCAGCAATATCTTCGGGAAGTTCTTGGTTGACTACCTTCTCCTCGAACAACTCATCAATAGAAGACAAGTCTTTGTTGTAACGATTTTTGATATATTCAAGCACATCATCATCGCCAAACTCTTTAGGACTTTCTTCTTCGACAACCTGTTCCTCTACAGGACTTTCTTGTTCTACAGACTCCGTTGAGCCTGTCTCTTCATTTAATTCTTGTTCGTGCTTATCAACAAGTTCTTGCTCTACTTCTTGAACAGACTTTTCTTCTGCACTTACTTCTCTAACTTTTAATTCCATTTGATTACAAATTTAATAAATTATTTTTAATCGTTTTCGGCATTACCGATTAGTGCTATTATGAATAGCAATACACATAATATAACCATATTAGATTATCTTGGAGAGAACTCTGCCAAGTCAAATCCATCTAAGCTATCTTCGTTAGATTCAAACCTAATTGGTGGCAAGTTATTCTTTCTCTGATTAATTAATTTAGACTGCTGTGTATTTTGTTGGCTTATCCTTTTAGCCTTCTCCTCATCCCTCTTTACTTCTCTATCTTGTATAGACTGCTGCTGCATAGCATAAACCTGTTGGTTGTATTGGAACTCCTCTGCCATCAACTGACTCTTTAACACAGCCTCCTGCTTCATCTTCTCAATCTCAAAAGCAATCTCTGCCTGCTTCACTTTGATTTTGCCATTCGTTTCGGCTTCCTGCTTTTGCATAGCTATGCCTGCTGCCATCTGTTGCGACTGCATATTCTGCTGTGCAGCTATCGCCTGCTGTTGCATAGCCATCTGCTGCTCCCTTTCCATCTTAGACTTACGCTTTAACTTCAACAACTGATTGGCTACCTTGAGATTTTTAATCTCCCTAATGTCAATAGCATCCTCTAGGTTTATATCATTCCTCGATAAAGCCATCTGAATGTTCTGTTCTAACATGGCTTTCTCCTCTTCATCGGGTGCTACCTCTATAAAGATTCCAAAGTCATAGATATATAAGTCGGATATACTGTCAAGTATAGATACATTGTACTTTCCTATTTTATTTACAAAGTCATCCTTGAAGTCTGAATACTCCAAGATGTCTGCAATCCTATATGTCAATGCCTCAGATATTGTTCTAAAGATATATAGGCTACCATCGAGGATGTGTCTTGTTGCTGTGTTAGAGTTTAATGCTGCCAGCTTCTGTAGACCAACCAATGAATTAGCATCGGGCGTTGAAGCATCTCTAGCTTCGTTCAATCCCGTTACGGTTCTAATCATGTTCAGATAGTGGTTGTAGTTGTATATCAACATCTGCGCCTTACCTGCTCCACTATTAGAGTTTAGTTGTTGAATTGGAACTCTCGCATTATTAAACTCGCCATCCTGCGTGTACGACCTACCAATCACACTACCCGTTTGGAAGTATAGCCTCAAAGCATCTTCGGGATTGTAGGCGTTGCCCGTTCCTAAGTCCACCTCGTTCAATCCATCGGCATCAATGTAAACACCATCGGGTACAACCCTTGATATTACCTGCTGCAGCTTCAAGTGTGTAATCTGAATCAAGTCGGCAAATGGTATCATCCTCCTAACCAATGACTCGATAGTACCCTTATACATTCTTGGTGCTACTGCTACATAATTAGGCAGTGCGTGTTGAGATGAAGACTTAGGTCGAACCATGTTCTTAGACATCTCCCACTTAATAATAATATCAGTACCCATTACCATGATGCCATCGTACCACACATCAATGGTTTTTTCTATCTTTTCAAATCTACCCTCATCCAACATTTCTTGTGGTGGGTTGAATGTATCATCCTTCTCGATAACCTTTGCACCCCCTGTCTCAAGAATCTTTTTCTTGTATACTATCTTCTTTGATGTTTTGTAATTGAAGTACATCAAGGTTACAGTATCTCTACTAAACAACTCCCCATCATAGAACTGCTCCAAGTTGTGGTAGTCATACCAATCACGCCCTGCTTGTTGTATCAACTCCATCTTATCCTTTCGGATGTCGGGGTCTATCTTATATATCTCAGATAAATGAACATTCTTAACTTCACCCCAATAGAAACAATCCTTAAAGTGTGGGTCTTCCGTATAGCTATACACCAAGTTAGCAGGGTCTACATAGGAAATCTTTACCCCTGCTCCGTGTTGGAAGTCATGTCTTACCACACCTAACCCACAAACAGCCAAGTCGTAGTCAACCCTCTTGCGTAAGTCTAAATGTTTATTTTCTTCAAGGACAGTATTGATAGCCTCCTCCTCTGCAATCTCAATCGCAGGCTTGTAGTTCAACTGCATATACAACCCAAGTTCCTCGTCTGTGCTAGGCAACTCCTCCTGCTCCATTGTGAATGGGTCAAGACCTGTATTCTCCTGAATGGTATTAAGTACATCCCTTGCTAACATCTGCCCCTTAATCATGTCTTGATATTTACTCCTGTTCTCTTGGGATAGAGCATCTTGAGAGTAAGCCTTTACTTTGAAGAGCCTGTCAGACATTCCGTTAACTACAATATCAACAAACTTTGGTATAACAGGAACGGGTGTCCAATCGAGGTTTAAGTATGAAAGGTCTCCATCGACAGCAATCTCATCCTTGTACTTCTTGATAGACTGTTCTCCTCTTGCATATAGTCTAAGCCTATGGAACTCCTGCCAATTACTATAGAACCTACAGTTCCCATAATCTCTTTTAAACCACTCGTATTGTATAGCCTGCCCCACCTTCAATCCGAACTCCTGAGAATCTTTCTCTGCGTTAGATGCTAATTGGTCGGGAAACCCTGTGCTATATATGTTGACATTCTTTATCATCTTATTATTTCACTTGTAGTTCCTTTATTATTGTACCTTGCAAAGTTAATGCTTATTTTTGACTTTGTTTTTTCGGGTAGGTACTTGTGCTTCTGACAAGCCATGATGGCAAGACCCGAACTAATTGAAGCATCGTACTTTGTTCTATTGCTTATATCAAACTTCGCCCAATCCTGTAGTGTCCTGTTGAATGGCATGATGCCTATGTCATCGGGAGACCTGTATTCCCCATCTGTATCTATGCCTATATGCTTTTCTATGTAGGACTCAATGGCAGCAGCGTGTGCCTGCTTCACATCCTCCGATGAGTTTGGTATACCACCCAACTCCTTCTCGGTCTTTGATAACCTGTGTGTAGGTTTGTCGGGTCTATTAAGGCAAAACCTCCTATACCCCCTGTTCTTGAAGTGATACAGTAGTCTTGGCTTATTGTTCTCTATAAGTATAGGCATACCATAGAACACGCAAGCCATTAGCACTTCCTCGAAAAATATCTCTGCTGTCTGTGGTCGTGCCACATACTCCAAGAAGAACTCGTTACTTGGCGCATCATCCATGTTGTACTTAGTCAATCCATGCAAAGCACCGTTAGAGCCTCCACCCCCTACCGTTCCACTAATGTCGTAACTATCGCAACCAAACGCACCGATATGTTCATTGGCAGGCATAAGTTCTCCCCTATAGTTTTTAGTTACGCCATTTTGCAAATGTTTTGATGGCAGCCATGACACAGAGAATCTACCTCTTGGGTCGGGTTTCCATACAACCTTCGTATCCTTAACGCCATCCTTCCAATGGAAAGACCCCCTTGTTACATAATGCTCCCTAATCATAGAGTCATTATAATCTATCTGTTGATATATCTTGGTAAGATTAAATATCGAAGCCTTGCTCTCATCCCTAAATGCGTGGGATTCTGTTCTTGGGAATTGCCTATAGTATTCATTGAGTGCATCGGCATCCTTCTTTAACGAGTCAACCTCTGCCTCCCAATAATCTATAGCACCCACATCAATCATCTCGCCATCAATACCACGAACAGGCTTAGAAGGAGTACGCAAAACAGGCATCCCGTATCGGTCAATAAAGCCTTCCATATTCCACTCCATAGGAATAAAAAGACTATACAAGCCACTTTTCGTCTGACCATTTTTGTTCCGAGTTTCAGTTTTGGAATCATAGTATAAGTGTTTAAAGTTACCACCACCCTTGTTCTGTGCGTTGGCAGTAGAACCCATCATACACTTACCTATAATCTTCCTACCCAATCTTAAACAGGTCTTAGTAACCCTCCAATTATTTAAGATGTTGTTTGGTTTTATCCATTTCCCACTCTCATCGTGTATTAGCAACAATAACTTCTCCCCATCATAGCTGTTGTCGTCTGTGTTCTTCCAATCTATTGTGGTGTCCAATCCATCCATAGAATCTTCGTCTATGGTGTGCATATTCTTTTTAGTAATCTTAGATGCAGGCACTCGGTATGCCAACTCTGTCTTTGGTTTATCCATACCATCCATAATAGGCTTGAAGAAGAATGGTAACTTAGAGTTGATAGGCACAACCTTATCCGTAAACATCTTCTTGGCATCTGTACCTGTCTTTGATAGTATTCCTATCCTTGAATCCCTTGCAAGCGTGGCTACATTAACACACTCGGATGAAGACATGAATGAAAATCCACTACGCCTAATCTTTAGATACACCATCCCAAATGCTCTTGGGTCTGCCTTTGCAGCCTCCCAAAATATATACAGAATCCTGTTGGCTTCTCTGAAATCGGGGTAGCCAACATCTATACTTGTCCACTGTAAATACATATAGTGTGAGCCTGTAATGTATGTAGGCTTTCCGTTGTTCATAAACCAAAAGCCATCCTCCCTCCTATCAAACTCCTCCTCTATATAACCAACCCATCTTGATTTAAAATCCGATGGCATTTGATTCCATTGGAAGATAGACTTGATTCTTCCTAATTCTTTTGGCAACTCTATTCGTTCCCAATACTGATTTGATTTTTCGGGGTGTCGTGTACGACACTCTTTTGGGGCTTTCGGTAGTGCTATAAACAACCCTTCAATTTTATATATCTCGCCTATCTGCCCTGTCTTCGATATGATGATAAGGTCATAGTCTTTATTATACCCATACTCCCAAGACTTATTCTTATTCTTTTTGGTAAGAACATTCTTGGGTATGTAGTTCTTTACTACCTCGTATAGTATACTATTTAGACCTTCGTTCTGCAAATCCTGTATTTGTGTTTATACTACTGCTTGAAGGCGACTCGCCTGTAAGCCTTTCCCTTTCTTCTTCTATTTTACTTAGTATCTCAAAGGCATCAAAGATTGCTAGCTTCTTTGAAGCTGCTGCGTTCTTGAGCCTGTCTGCTGCCACATCATCATCCCCACCCGTGATTATTTCTTCATTGGCAACCTTGATAAGCTGCTCTACTGCTCGCCTACCTGCTGCTATGATTTTAGATTTAAGTTCATTTATTTCTTTCATACTACTCCAACTATTTGATGGTCAAACATTCTATACATAAGTACCCCATCCACATCGAACTCGTATTCACTCTCAGGTTTAAAAATAACCCTATCGCCCTTTTTAACGCCCTGTGTTGAAAGATATTCGTTTGGGTACTCCATAACCCCAACCAATGGCTCTCGTGTGAATGGCTTGAAGATATAGCTGTCCTGTGGTGGTATAGGAGACACGAAGCAATATCTGTCGTGTGGCTTCCATTTTCCATCCTGCTTGTACATAAAGAATTGGTCGTTGTCTATAAAGAACAAATCATCCTTAAAGAAACTCTTACCACTCTGCCTCCTGCCCTTCATGTCGTTGTAGAACTTAAAGGCGTTGTGGTGTACCAACAATATGTCTCCAACCTTTATATCTCCCTCATAACCCAACGGAACTTGAAGAACCTCTGCTTCTCTATTTGCATATTTATGGTCTTCCTCCGATGTGCTTACAATAAAATCAATTCCACCTATAGACTTTGTATTGTTATATCTCTTCCCACCTATAGGTCTTACAATAAACTCATACAAAGATTTAGCTTCCACAGGCTTCGCAGTCTTCAGGGTCATCTAGATTACATTTAATTATTCCTTCCTTTACTTTTTCATCCATCATCGCAAGCCTTTCCTCGAATGTCAGTTCCTTCGGCTTTACTTCTATTTCTATTTGTTTCATCTCCCCACCTGTGACAGTGAAGTGATTTCCATTCTCATCAGTGAAGAGGTTCTTTTCCCCCTCTACTCTTTTGTATGTCGGCATATTAAAAGTTTATATTGTACTCAATAGATATTGGCATATTAGAATTGAAAGACTTCCACATGAATATCTCTCCATCCTTTAGTATATATATAAGTATACAGTCTAATGATTTGATTATCTCACATATCTCATACTTGCCACCCAATACATCCTGACCAACAATGTAGTGCATCGCATTACTCTTGTAGTCAGCACCTATGGATATTTTTCTTATTACTCCATCCATATGTATATAAATTACAAAGGGGAAGGATTTTTACAATCTCTCCCCTCGATTCAAAAATCATCGTACCTATTTGTTGGTAAGATTATTCTTCTTCCTTTTGTGTAACTTCCCCTGTGTTGATATTAACAACAGAGTTCTCTCCGTATTCCTTAACCAACTTTGCTTCAAGTTCTACGAACTCCAAACGAAGTGATTCAATCTTAGGAATAATCATAGCCTTCTGAACTTCCAACTCCCCAAGCTGTAGCCTTAACTCTTGATTCTTTTTGTTTAGTTCTTGCAATTCATTTAATTGCTCTTCTGTCAACTTTGCCATTTTAAAATTTATTTGATTAATGTTTATTTCTTGTCCTGTTTACTTTCTCTATAGACCTACCACCAAAGTATGCACCAATAACGGTAAGCAATATCATTTGAAGCAAACCTATCCATTCCTCTTTTATAAAGAAGTCTATGTTACCCCCTTCTATAAAAATAAGTAAGATTGTGCTAAAAATCAAGAATACAAGAACCAAAGGTCTCACATTCTTAGAAAGCCATGAGTCAGACTCCATGTCATACTTCCACCTATCCGATACATTCTTCTGCATCTCGGCTTCGGCACGAACAAATATTTCTGTCATCTCCTTCTCAAAGGCATCCCTATCTTCTTTAGTCCTTATGAACCTATCAAGTGCGTTGGCTACATCGTCAACCACGCTTGAGCCTACCCCAAATATTTTTTCTAATATCTTTTTCATATACAGCTATATTCTTCGGTAGCATCAAATGATGGGCAAGACTTAGAAGAAAAATCCCTATGCCCATGAATAACTGCATCGGGATAGATTCTCTTCAATGTCTTCAACAACAACAACAAGGATTCTTTCTGCTCGTCTGTCCTTGTATCTTTGGCATCCATGTTCCTGTCGCATCCACCAATGTAGCAGACACCTATTGAATGTTTGTTGTGTCCTTTAGTGTGTGCGCCCTGCATATCTAGTGGTCTCCCTAACTCGATGATTCCATCTAGCTTTACAATAAAGTGATATCCTATCATCTTCCAACCACGCCCCTTATGCCACTCATCTATATTGGCAGCATCAATATCTCTACCTTCGGGAGTGGCAGAGCAGTGAACTATAATCTTGTCTATTGTCATTTGATTTCATATATCCTATCCTCAAGTTTCTTGAGCATGTCTTTAATTTCTTTTACATCTTCCTTTACGATGTTGATGTCATCCTTAGTGTTCTCGATACTATTCTGAAACTGCTCCTTAGTTATTACGGGTGGTGGCAATTCTTTTGCCTCTGCAATATCTGCCCTTAATGAAAAGTAAACAGTCATTACCGTTCCTATTATTAAAGCCACAGAGCCAAAGTCTTTTATCGACAATCTTACATTTGTATTTTTATCTAGTAATGACATTTCTTATTCTTTGCTTACAAATATACATAAAATATTAAACTCCAATAACCTTGTCAATGTCGTTGGTATCTACAGAAAGAACCTTGCCTATGCTTGATGAACCCACTCCAATGACTGAGTTGACATAGCCTGTTGCCGATGGAGTATATGTTATGTCTAAGACAATCGGACTTACACTATCAAATATCTCTATCCCCGAAGAGTAGTTAGTTCCCGATGCAGGACTTGTACCACTATAATCATACTCCTCATCTATCAATGCCACATTCAAATACGAGTTGGCATTCATATCCGAAATGGCTGTGGCGTTCAATGAAAAGGTGTTGTACCCTGTGGTACTCCATGAGGTGGATGCACTTGCGTAGGCAGTGGAAAAGTCAAGGTTGTTGTAGTCGCTTAACCCTAAAGATGTATCTGAGCCATTACCTCCATAGGCTGTGGACTCCACAGGAATTACATTCGCTCCTGATGTTAAGTACCCTAGAACTTTTAAATCACAGGCTGTTATAGTTCCTGCCACAGAGGATGTGTCGAAAAACAAAAAAAATCTACCACAAGTACCCGATGACCCTCCCCTACTCAAACTAAACTGAATCTTAATAGCATCAGACACAACTGTGTTAGTTGTGTAGTTATTAACAGTAGTTCCTGTAGTGGCGTTTCTAACATCAGTCACCCAATTCACTGAGGCAGCACTTACTGAATTAATAATCCTGCCACCGTAATCGTTTTCTATTGTAGTAGTAGCCATAATTAAAATTGTTTCATTGGCATATAGTACACATCACTATTAAAGTAATCATTATCGTCAGCCTCAACATCTATACATTGCCATTTAATATCTTCAAACTCTATAAATCCTTTGGAGTTCTTCTCCTTGTTTATATTCCACCATGTAAATATACCACCTTTTTTTATTAGAGAAGGGATTATATTTTGCAACTCATACATATTACTATCGCCATACGCATCATAAAATATCCCATCATAGGTGGATAGGTCTAAATACTTATCGTACCAATCGCCTTGAACTATGGTCACATTGTCTTTATCCTTTGCCCAATCTAATGCTCTTGGTATTACCTGTGGGTGGCTCTCTATTATGGTGTGTGACTTGGGATTGTTCTGTTGGATGTATCCTGCTGATATGCCCATGCCAAACCCTATCTCTAAGATGTCGCCCCCGTTACTACATACGCAGTCGGCATGATGCTTCATAATGGACTGCTCCCAATCCATCATCACATAGAACTTAAATCCATCGTTGCCAAGAAAGTATATCCCCTTATCCGAAAAGATAAGTTCCTTAGAGTTATAGGACATGGCATTAAGATATTTGAACCCAAGTGTTGTCAGGATTAAAGTAGATGTGGTTTGCATCAATAGCATATCCTACCACCCTAACATAATCGCCTGTACCCGAAGGTGCAGTATTTGTAAGAACACCTGCTGTATTAGAAACATACAAAGGAGAACCCACCGTAAAGCCATGAGAAGAATCTCTATATACACCATTGACAAGCATCCCTGCGTTAGCGTTGGTGCTTGTAGCTATAGCCAATAACTTTGTCGTTACATCTAGGTCGGCATCGGCAGCAACCCAAGCAGGAGTACCTGTAGTTAACCCATAAATTACTCCTTGAACGGTAGACGAAGAAACTGATTTGATAATCGTTCCGTTCATCTGTGAGTTGGTCGTTATATTGGTATCTAAAACTATCTTGGTGTTATCTCTAAGTATAAGTTCAGATGTTGTGTCAAGGGTTATGTCGGAGTTGGCTGCTGTCGTGATTCCACTACGAGCAACTATCGAGGAGTAGAATATAGACTCCCCATCATCTACTCGTAGTTGTAAGCTACCCCAAGTATAGAACTCTATTGCTGTTACATCATCACTTGAAGTTGTATCTCCAATTAAAAGGATTTCACTATCTGCCGAGTTATCCATGATTGGACTTGAGTTAGCACCCATGTATATAGCACCACCATCAACATATAGGTCATTACCTACTGTAACATCT